GTATGCGAGCTTATGGTAATGGGTGAAAACGTAATCCGGTCGGAGGCCAATAGAGTGCGCCGAATAGTTTGTGCTCACCACAGTCTTGCCGAAAAAGGACGAGTCAACAAACCCCAACGACGAGCCAGAGCCGAGAACCCAGACGGTTTCCCCAGCATGAACACCCTGAAGCTCAGACAAGTCAGGCAAAGAAACCCCTAAAGAATGGCAACCAATACTTGTCCCACACTTTTTCAACATCATACTGTTTGGCAAATTTTATAGTATCAATACTGATACCACGCGGCGCTTTGTGTGCAAGCTCCAGCGCAGACACTAGCGACCCAATTAGCGGCGTGTTGTACCAAGCTTTTTGTGGCTCATCCCAAAACGGTTGCCCATCAATAAGCCACGACTCAGGCCCTGCCAAATCTTGTGAGGCCGTCCACGAAGACGTAATCACACGAGTCCCACACGCTTGGGCCTCCACCGTTGTCACACCAAACCCCTCACCCAAAGTGGCATTCATCAACACGTCCGAAGCTGTGTACAGCGCCGCCAAATGTTCCTGAGGGTATCCGATGCGCAACTGTGTTGAATCCGCCACAATCACTGTGGTGTCATCTAACCCCACAGAGGACACGAGCGCGGGAATGTCAAACCCGCCGAACGCTGCAGACGGCTCCATGTGCAAATACAGTTTCGCGTTTTTGACCTTCTGTCTCAAAACACTGAAAGCCATAATTTGCTCAGCCAAAGCTTTACGGTGGACAATCCCATTCGACTTGTTGGCGGCCACAATAGACACTAAAAAGTCGTCATCCTTAACGCCCATAAACTGTCTGGTCGGAACACCGTTGATTTCGTGCGTAGGCATAAACACGGAAGTGTCCACAGAGTGAGGGCAATAAGTGGAGCTAATGCCTCGCGCCTCCAACATTTTCTGCCCGTGCAAAGACATCGTGACCGGGGTTATGTTTTTACGGCGCAACATTGCCTCCACCATCGGAGGCATCGTCACATGGTCTATAGGAACATAAGCGATAATGTCGCCCTCAAATTTCATGTTTTTATACACCCAAATGTCATACAAAGTCATGACCGCATTTTTAGGTGCGGAAAATCTTTTGTGAATTCTTGATGCCACAAAGGGATAACATCGTCCGAGTAGGGTTTGAAGCCCTTGGGGTAATGTTTCACATTGCCATGCTTTGTGCTGATTGTGTCAAAGGCCCCTTCGAGGCCGTAATTAGACAGGGCGGCAACCTCCAACCCGTGGCGTTTCATACGCTCCACAAGATAGCCAGCCTGCACCCCGTAACCTGTCGCTGAAAAAGGACTGTTCGAAGCGAGGCTGACAGCGCCCCTAATTTTTTCAGGTGATGACATACCTGCCAGCATACAGAAAACCCCCGCCGCCTGCTACCAGGCGACGAGGGTTTCCGTTGGTTATGGTTAGGCCATTTCCAGGTACTTGATAGAGGCCGCATCTCCAACACCAGCACCAAGACGGTACACGAACCGGTAGGTGGTGATGTCCTGGTTGAATGCGTAGTCTGGGGAGACTGCAACATCCAGGCCAGTTGTGGCAACCTTGACCTGGCTGAAATCACCGAAGAACACAGGCTTGGTGCCCGTGGCAATCGATGCAGCTGCAGGCTGTTCCAAGACGGGGAATCCGAGGATGGTCGAAGGACCACCGGAAACATAGTCGAGGATGTATGCGCCAGCATCGTCCTTCAGTTTGCGAATGGCTGCCAGCGTGGAAGTGTTTACCACGAACGCGGGTGCCATTGCGCGGACGGCACCATCGACACTGAAGACCAGGTCGAGCAGTTCGTCTGCGGTAATAGCGTTTGTGGTTCCCGCGGTCACACCAGCGCCAGAGACAGCAGTGACAGCTGCGTGGATGACGGCGTTCGCACGAGTGCCGATAGCGTTTCCGGCCTGGTCAGCGATAACCTGCTCAATCGAGAACCCGGAATCCGTGAGCAGTTCGTTTGCCACACCAACCAAGAAGGCCTGCTTTTTAGGCTGGATGAGAATCGAGCTGAACGTGGGCTCCGATGCGTCGATTGCAGAACCGGCAGCGAACTCGGCTGCAGTGCTGTAAGCGGTCATCGTGGGAATGCGCAGGTCCGAACCGCTTGTGCGGGTGAAAACCTCTGCGACGTCGAGGTAAGGTCCGACAAGTCGGGCTTTCATCATGACGCGGTCAAGGAAGTCAACCGGCACGGTGTTAGCGGAAGGCACCAAGGTGGCCCGAGCTTCACCTGAAGGGTTGAAGGTGTGTCCACGCATTTCGCCATCGGCGAGCGCACGGAAAATGTCCGCTTCGGTGCGTGCGCTTGCGGCAGGAACAAAAGCCGCGGGCGGCTTCGGTTGCTTCAGATGCGCGGGCCTCGTTGCGTTTTGCTACGCCAATGGCGTCATCGTGGCGGGCAATGTCTGCCTCAATGTTTTCAATTTTGCGAAGTTCCTCGGCGTCAAGGCCACGTCCCTCGGACTCAGCGTGGTCAAGGACCTCGCGAACCTGGTGGATGAGGTTCCCACGCGCTTCTTCGCTGTTGCGAATGAATGACATGTTTGTCTCCTAAATAATTGGTTTGGGTTTAGTGGCGAGTGACGCTCAACTTTCCGGCAGAGAGTGACTCACATCCGGTCCTTCTATTGTAGTTTGTGTGCTGTCTTTAGCTCCGTGGAGCTGTGGGGAGTCGAACCCCAGTCCGACAAGTTGCCCTTACAGGTTTTTTCTTGTCGTCGAAACCATCCAGCCCCACACCTATTTTAGGGCAAAGAAAACCCCTACCGTCGAAAGGGTGTGAACGGTAGGGGCCGACCGCTTCTACCGCGTTTCTTTAGCCTTCAACACGCGATTCTCCTGAACAGGCTCCTCGTCCAATGCAACAACAGCGCGAGCCATAGCCGCCGACAAATCCCTTACCACCCCAGAATCAGGGTTCCCCGCAACCTTCAAAATAGCGCGGCGCACGTCTTCAAATGTAGCCATTAGAACCTCTCCAACAATTCGAGTTTTTTCTTCTTCAAAGCCAACAAGCCAAGGTCGCCCACAACTTCAGGTTCCTTGTCGACCGGCTTCAACTCATCCACAACACGGTTGAGCAAGTTTGCCTCCTCCACTGAAAGTTCATCGCCAGACTCAATTTTAAGCAAAGCGTCCGCCAGCTCGTCAACATCAACCTGTGCGCGTTGCGCAATGCGGTCCAGGCCACGCATTGACACTGTGCCAGCAGTGCCCGAATATGCAGGAAAGCTCACGATGCTGGCTTCGTGAATTCTTACAGAGTTCAAAGTGCGATTGGTTCCCGTGTCGTCCCAAGTGTCACGAACAACAGAAAAGCCAAACGACATCGAATCGACCAGCCCCGTCCGAATAAGCTCTGCGGTGTCCCTCCCAAGCGTAGTGTTTGGCAACGCAGCGCGAACCTTCAAGCCCACGTTGTCCTCCGTCAAAGTTAAAGAACCTGCCCTTGTCGAACCCAGAACGGCACCCGTGTCGTGATTCCACAACAGTTTTACGTCGTTACGCGACTGCAAAGACCTTTTGAAAGCACCAGGTGCGACAACCTCATGAAAGCCACCAAGATTTTCCGACCGAGAATTGAAGACCGAAGCGTAACCCTCAAACGTCATCCCGTCGCCATCGGCAAGTTCGCGCACCTCAAACGTTGTTTGGTTGGTCCGTGTTTCCATTTTTTTCACAGCTTCACCTTTAGCTCGGCCCTCGTTTTGTTCCACAATTATATCAACGACGCCGTCCGCATATTTATGCAGCCTGTCGCGGGTTCGCTCCGACAACACCACGCCCCACAGAGTTGCGCCTTCAACCGAAACAGTGTCGCGCACATCGCCCCACATCGCGGGCGTCATGTTGCCCTGCGACACCGCCACGACCACAGGGTCTTCATCGTTAGACCGGCGAGCTATCGCCCGCACCCATGCAGGCGCAGACAAATCCAAAGGCACAAAAGCACGGAAGTCGCCCTCATAAGTTCCGCCCGGTTCCATCTCCTCGGCAGAGCTCACCGCGACCATCTGGTCGATAGCGTCTTGCTCAGTTTCGTGGCACCCTATAGACTCGCCGTCTTCTTTTACCGTCGCCCACAACGGGCAATCTGGGTGCTGGTCTGTAATAAAATATGGCACTATTTAACCTCGTCCTTGTAAGCCGAATCGGGGTCCTCAGGGTCAACCTGTGCGACACCCTGAAGCTGGACAGACGGCAAACCGGTGTGCTCCATAGCTGGCACCCCAATAACCTGCAACACCTGCGCAGGGGTAAAGCCCGAATTCACAAGCGACTGCACCATTTTGACGCGCTCCATCTGCGCCTTCACGTTTGAATCATCAATGTTCACGTTTGCCAAAGGCACACGAGGTTGAGACGCCGCTTCAGACATAATAGGTGGCATGTCCTCCAACGCGCGAACCTCATTGATAGACATCGCCCCAGCCTGCAACATTGTCGAATAAGACGCTGTTCGAGCCTGCAAATCCGCCCGCAACAAACCATCCAAGTTGAACCGCAAAAATGCTTCAGACCCACCGCGATAACGGTTCATCAAAACAGACATGGCAGATTCGACCTTGGAGGCCAGTGGCCTAAGGTTGTGTGTTACCCATGCAAGGTTGTTCATTTCAACGCTCGCGAAACTGTTTGTCCCAGGAAGGCCAAGCAAGTGTGGTGGCACGTTGAAAGCCCTAGCGACATCCTCCACGGCCATTCTGCGGGCTTCAATCGCTTGAGACTTCTCGGGGTCCACCTGGGTAGGTTTGAACGATGCGCCACCTGTCAGCACGCCAGTCTTGTGCGCCTTCTTCCAACCGCGGTGACTTTGGTCAAAGCCGTTTCTCAAATCAGAGGCCTGGTCAGCGGTCAACGCGCCTGGGTATTCGATGACACCTTGCAGGGTTGTGCCGCCCCCGAAAAAAAGTTGCGAGTAGCGTTCAAGGGCAAGAGTCAACCCAAAGGATTCTTTTAGAACATCTGTTCGAGCAACGCCGCGCACATTGCCAGGCTTGACCAGGTCCGGAATGAACACAATTTCTTCGGAAGACAAGGGAGAGTCCTCGCCCTCAACCGTAAACTGTAAGCGCCCCAGCCCGTTGCGTTTGACCGACACTGTTGTCGGATTCAACACGACAAGGTTGACAACCTCACCGCGGGGGTTAGAAAACACCCGAATAAAAGCGTTGCCCTCTAAAAGCATCGAAGAAAACACTGCAGAATAAAAAGCTTCTTTTGTGAGGTCGACATCGGGGCGACCGACCCATTCAGGTTTTGGCCTAAAGGGTTTGCGTGTTCCATCGTCACGGATGAAAACATCCAAAGGGAGTGTCGCCAGTGTTGTCGAAATAAGGTTCACCGCAGAAAAAACAGCGTTAACTGTGTACACAGTATCGGCGTTGATGTTCGTCCCAGAGTATGTGCCAAACGAAATGTCGTCGCCTGAAGCAAACACGGACTGGTAGCTCACGCCACGCTGCTCGAAGAACTTATCAAAAACCATTTATCGACCCAACCCCAAACCGATGACAATAAGAAAAGCGCCACCGACGACAAGACCGGCAGGCAGAAAAACTAGTGCTGCGCCCATAGTGATAGCCAAAGCCCCGCCAATTTGTAACGCTGAAGAAAGCACAGACTTGTCCTATCCGAAAAACTGTGGGACCACTGGTTCTATTCTACCCACCGTCGCGCGGTCCACGGCAATTACGGCGGCAACCGCAGCATCAATTTTGCGGGGGCTGTTCCTTGATTCTTTCACAATTCGCGGCCCAATGTTGTCGCTTTTTACTATCGCATTTTGTAGGTGACGAGACAGCACAGGGTCGCCAGAATGCACTAACTGTTTGTCCATCACCATGTCGTAAAACTTTTGCACACGACGCC